CATAGCCCACCTCAACACCCAGGTTATCGCTCTCGTGGTCATAACAGAATAGAGGATATTGGATTATTCTTTGGCGAGGTACAGCAGGTAAAGACTTTAGTTGGTATCCAGTAAATAGTGGACCCTTGGTTGAATCAGTTGATGATCTAGAGATAGTAAATTTAAAAGCAAGATACTCTTGCGCCTGAGCAGGATAAGGTATACCTATCTCACTTGTTGTAGCACCTTGAGCAAAGCCACCTATGTTGTACTCAGTATCTTCATAATCAATAGACTTGATGCTGATAGCGCCATCTGTAGTGTCTACTCTAGGATTAAGTAACTTAAATAATTTATTCTCTAAAGTGTTATAACGAATAAAACCTGTTTGTAAATAACCAGACTCAACCTTAACTGCAGATGATTCAATCCATACACCATCTCCTGGGACAGCAAAGGCTACCCGATCTGTTGAACCAAGGAAAGCAGTTGAATCAGCAGTAACAGTCTCACCAGCAGCACACACATCCCAAGCATAAGCAAAGACTAGGCTATTAGGAATTACTGGTTGGGATAAATCAATACGAACTAAACCTGACTCAGTATCCTGCTTAGTAGATACATAAGCAAACTTATCTTTAAAGGTTACATCTTTACATTCAGCTTCAAATAGTAATGGACCATAAGAGATATCTCCCTCATTGCCTATAACTCCAACTCGTACACCTTTGTTAGTGCATAGCACTGCATAGGTACCAAGGTAGGTATCAAAGGTATTGATGATCTCACCCTCTGGTAGATCAATAACTACTGAAGGAACACTAAGTTCTGGGAAACCAAGAGAGTTAGCATTAGTTAGATCTAAAGTAATCTTATAGATAGATGAGTTCTTACGACTAAATCCACCAATATAAATAGCACTAGGACCCTCTGCAACAGTGGTCCAAGTCCAGTCTGTTTGTGGATGTATATAGTGAGCTGTAGGTAGGGCAGCATCTGCTACAGCAGTAGCATCTAACTCGTAGATACTATTATTTATTGCTGCAATTAAACGTTGTTTAACATACTTAATCCTGGCATTAGTAGTGGTAGGTGCATCATAAGCAAGAACACTTGAACCAGAGGTGATCGCTCCTTGATGAACCTTAGTTCCATTAACAAAAAAGTATCTAGTACCATCAGTGGTTAGATCAAGGATAGTAGATGGAGTTCCTGCTTGAGAATAGGTAGATGAGGTAGGAGTATCAGTGCTCATTGTAATCTTCTTTAATGCACTACCATCTGTTGTAACTAGGCAGTCATTAGTGCCATCATTGGCACCCACAATTACGGTACTACTAGCAGTAGTTAAAATTCTTACAGTGCTATTAAGTAGGGTAGCCTGTCCCTTAGTAAATACATCTACGCCTTTAGACTCTGCAAACTGGAAACGAAGTGACTCATCCTGAGCTGGTTCAAAGTATTTAATACCTGCGCCAAGGTGGAAGGTTGATTGAGATCTAAACCACCAACCAGTAAGTGATTGCTCACCAGCTTCTCTGGTCTGGTCATACTGCTCTTTACGATACCTTGCAGTTACTCTGCGATAAGGTGACTCATCAGAGGCTGCAATGAAGAACGGCAAACCGGCGATAGCCATATCATAGTTAACGCCGGTAGCTGAGTAGTTCGTAGCACCTGCAGGATTGGATAGTACGTAGGGGATACCTTCGGTAATATCATCGCCGTATGCCATTGATCTCCTTAAATAGAAAACCCCGCCGAAGCGGGGTCATTAATAATTGTTATTGCTTAAAGAGCTGGTGCTTCAACCCAAGAGGTTGTTGCTTCATCCCAAGTGTAACGCTTGCCATCAGTTGGCATAGCAACTGGTGCTTCCCACAAATAAGTATCTGAGTTCTTTGTCCAAGATGCGTATGGTTGTGGGGCTGCAAAGCCTGATCCATCCCAAGTATAACCAATACCAGCATAGTTCTTGTGTAGTGCTTCTCCGCCTTGACGAGAGTTCACTCCACCGTGTGTGTTATAGGAAGTCTGTATCCACTCGCCACCTAGATTTGCTTGACACCACTCTTTAGAATCGGCAACGATAACTTGTGTCACCACACCGTCTTCTACTTTTGCATAATGAGCCATTATTTATCCTTGTCTTCTCCGTAGAGAGTTGCTGTGTTAAGTAATTTAACATCTCGCTTTGTAACTATTCCGCCTTTTTCATCAAGTTGTGATTTAGCAGTGGTTTCATCATCAGCAATAATATGAACTAACATTACTACTTCATAACTGAAGCATTGGGTTTTCTTTGTTTCTTTAATACTTGTTACATTGTCTTTTGACATATTGCCCTTTCGTTAGATGGCATATCTTACTATAACTATTCCTGAACCACCTGAACCACCAGTATAAGCAGGGCCACCAAACCAACCACCACCACCACCACCACCTGTATTAACAGTACCGTTTGCACCATTTCCAGTAGAACCACCAGTGCCACCGCCGCCTGAACCACCAGCACCTGGAGTACCGCCTGAAGAAGCAAATGAACCACCGCCACCGCCTGCAATATAACCACCAACACCTGAACTAGTTGCCGAGAACCAAGATGAAAGAGTATTCAAACCGACTCCACCAGCGCCGCCAACTGTGCCAGTGCCTTGTCCACCAATAGCACCTGAACCGCCACCACCACCACAAGCAAAATTAGGCGCACTTGCTGATGCTCCACCGCCTGCAAAACCTTGACCAGAAGTACCAGCAAAACCTGATGCTCCACCATTTTTACCACCACCTGAACCACCAGTAGAGCCACCACCACCACCACCAGTAGTACCACCGCCACCACCTGTGGCTGTTGATGAATTAAATGATGAGTTTGTTCCCTGAAGTCCACCTGTTGTATTTGATGCAGTTACTGCACCAGCACCTATTGTTGCTGTTTGAGCAGTTGAAATAGTTGAACCTGTTACATAAACATAACCACCAGCACCGCCACCTGCACCAGCATCTGAACCGCCTGACCCACCACCTGCTACAACTAAGTAGTCAGTAGTTAAAGATTGGTAAGGTTTAAATGTTCCACTTGAAGTAAAGGAGTGATACCAATAAGTTCCATCAGTAGTTATAGTTCCGCCAGTTGCTTTAGCTGCAGGGTATCTAACAATAACTATACCGCTACCGCCTGCGCCGCTTGAAAACTGTGTTCCACCAATAGTATTTTTTCCAGCACCACCACCGCCACCGCCTGTATTAGCAGTGCCACTAACCGCATTAGAAGTTGTAGTGTTTCCTGCACCACCACCACCAGTTCCACCTGTAGTGTTTCCAGCCAATCCATCTGTACGACCGCCACCACCACCACCTGCATAAGTAATTGATGAACCTGAGATAGAAGTGGCAACTCCATTACCACCATTACCATTTACAGTTGTAGTACCCGTTACACCAACCGCACCAGCGCCACCACCGCCGCCAGTTCCATAATTAGGAGTACTTACAGAACCACCACCTGCAAAGCCTTGATTAGCAGTTCCTGTTCCAACAGCAGCGTTTCGCGCACTACCACCACCAGAACCACCATTTTTACCTGCGTCACCAGCACCGCCACCACCATTTCCGCCACCACCGCCGCCTGTTGCAGTAATGGTAGAAAATACTGAATTTGAACCATTGTTTCCCTGAGTATCTACTGTGGCTACTGCTCCACCTGCTCCGACAGTTACTGTGTAGTTAGTACCACTAGTTAAACTTAATGCAGATTCTAAAGATCCACCGCCACCAGTTGCAGTTACAGTTGAACGCAAACCGCCTGCACCGCCACCACCACCACCATTTCCGCCACCGCCACTAGCACCACCAGCAACTACTAAGTAGTCAACTCCTAAACTTTGTAGTGGAGTAAATGTTCCTGATGAGTTAAATGTGTGTACAAAGAAACCATTAGTTGAATCGTAAGTAATTGTTCCACCAGTAGCTTTAGCCAAAGAGAAAGTTCCTGATGAAGTAAATGTATGAATAGTATTTCCGCCAGATGTGGTTACTGTTCCACCTACTGCTTTTTGATCTGTACCAGAGTAGCGAGTAATTACAATTCCTGAGCCACCTGCATATCCACCACCACCAGTTGATCTTCCACCACCACCGCCACCTGTGTTTGTGCCACCAGCAGTACCACCACTATTAGTTGAATTATCAGCATCACCACCACCACCAGCGCCACCTGTGGCTCTTGTTGTATTTCCTTCATTGTATCCACCACCGCCACCAGCGTATGTTACAGATGAACCACTGATAGAAACTGCAACACCAGCACCGCCATTACCACCAGCAGAAGTTGCTGGGTTTGAATCTGAACGACCAGCACCACCTATAGCGCCTGCACCGCCACCACCTGCGCCACCCCAATAAGTAGGACTTGTAGTACCAAATTTTGTTGAAGTACCACCAGCATAACCTTGATTTGCTGTACCAGCAGTGCCAGCTGATGTAGTACCAGCAGCACCGCTAGTTACAGCACCACCATTTCCAGATCCATTACTTCCAGTTGATCCACCTTTATTGGATGTTATAGTTGCAAATACAGAATTTGAACCATCTGTTGCTGCAGCACCACCTGCACCAACTGTAACTGTATAAGAATTTCCTAAAATTAATGACAAAGGAGTTTCTAAACTTCCACCGCCACCAGTTGCAGTTACAGTAGAGCGTAAACCACCTGCACCGCCACCACCTATATAAGCGCCAGCGCCTCCAGCGACAACAAGGTAATCAACAGATAAAGTAGTAACAGTTCTTACATAATTTTGAGATGCGTAAATTCCAATAATAGGCATTAGGCTATATCTCCAATCGCATACCAAGAATCGGTATCTCGTTTAACTAAAGTAATAGCAGAGTATTGTGCTCTACATTTTGGAGAAGCAGCAGTAGCTCCAGTAGATACTACAGTGGTAGTACCAGGTGTTGCAGCACTTACTGTTACTTGTCCTGCACCTATTTGAATTAAATTGATTTGAGTTCCTACTGGAAATGCAGTTGTTGCATTAGTAGGTATTGAATAAGTTTGTGCAGAAGCATTAGAAGCTGTAACTAATTTATTATCAGCATCTGCTAATACGAATGTGTATGTAGTACCAGTCTGAGCATTAAATGCTAACGCAGCACTTGCTGATACGGTACCACCTGTTATACCTACGGCCACTAGTTTGCCTCGCTTCCGAACGCACTAAAGGATGAAGTTCCAGTAGTTGAATAGATAGTAATAACATCTGTATTTGCTAAGGTTATTCCACCAGTAAAGGTAAAGATAGATCCACTAGGAACTTGTAATCCATAAACTAAATAATGCTCATTAGCAAGAGTTGCTCCTGCTGGTCTTACAGCGATACGAATAGTATCGGCAGCTCCGCCTGTATTTGATACATTAAGAGTAGATACAATTACAGCATTACTTGCTGTATATAGCGTAGTTGCACTCGCAGCGCTTGGTGCTGACTGCGCTAGTACTTTATAGGTTGCCATTAAACTAAATCCCCAATCACTGTGAAGGTATTACTTGCTGTACAAATGATTGTGCAAGCTGAGAACTGTGCTCGTAAGATAGGTGCAGCAGAGGTAGCACCGGTAGATGTAATGGTTACACCAGCACCCGCTACAACACTAGTTAAACCAGCACCTATTGA